AGGTATTGTAGAACACTGGAACAACGAAGCTGAAGGTTTAAAATCAGATCAAGATGCTTTAAATGAATTTTATAGACAGTTTCCAAGAACTGAAGAGCATGCGTTTAGAGACGAGGCTAAAAATAGTATATTTAACTTGGTAAAAATATACGAACAGATAGATTATAATGACGGTATAGGAACGTCAGCTAATATAAGCACTGGTAATTTTCAATGGGTTAATGGTATAAAAGATACACAGGTTATGTTTTATCCAGACCCAAAAGGTAGATTTAAAGTTAGTTGGACACCACCATTACATTTGTAGTAAAAAATGGTGTTAAACATCCAACTAACGAACACATGGGTGCTTTTGGTTGTGATAGTTACGATATATCTGGAACAGTTGATGAAAGAGGTTCTAATGGAGCGTTGCACGGTTTAACAAAGTTTAGTATGGAAGATGCTCCACCTAATCATTTTTTCTTAGAGTACATATCTAGACCACCAACGGCTGAGATATTTTTTGAAGATGTATTAATGTCTTTAGTCTTTTACAGTATGCCGTTACTTTGTGAAAATAATAAACCTCGATTATTGTATTATTTGAAACGTAGAGGTTATAGAGGTTTTAGTATGAATAGACCAGATAAAGTTTGGAATAAATTATCTGTAGCTGAAAAAGAAATAGGAGGTATACCAAACTCTAGTGAAGATATAAAACAAGCGCACGCGGCTGCTATTGAAATGTATATTCAAAACCACGTGGGTAGTATGGGAGAAGGAAATTATGGTAATATATATTTTAATAAAACCTTGAACGATTGGGCTAGATTTGATATAACTAAAAGAACAAAGTTTGACGCAACAATAAGCTCTGGATTAGCTGTAATGGCTTGTAATAGACACTTATATGCGCCGTACGCAAAAACAGAAAAACAAAAATTGAATATACATATCTCCAAATATACAAACAGTGGTAGTATGTCAAAAATAATTAAACGATAAATATGGCAGAGTCTGTACATAATAATTTTCCTAGTCAAGTAGTTAGCGATGTTGAAAAACTGAGTTATGACTATGGTTTGAAAATAGCTAAGGCTATAGAAAGCGAGTGGTTTAGCGTTGATAGGAATTATCATAGATATACAAATAATAAAAACAACTTTCACTCTTTACGTTTGTATGCAAGAGGAGAGCAATCAATACAAAAGTATAAAGATGAGTTATCTATAAATGGTGACTTAAGTTACTTAAACCTTGACTGGACACCGGTACCAATCATATCTAAGTTTGTTGATATAGTTGTAAATGGTATAGCTGATAGAACTTATGATATAAAAGCGTTTTCTCAAGATCCATTCGGTGTTGCGCAACGGTCTTCTTATATGCAGTCGATTATAGACGACATGGATAATCAAGAGTTTAACGAATTTGTAGCTTCAGCGTTTAACTTAGACATGTACAACAATAACAAAGATGTTCTTCCTGAATCAAAAGAAGAATTAGCTTTACACATGCAGTTAAACTACAAGCAAAGCGTAGAAATAGCTCAAGAGCAAGCTTTAAATACTGTTTTTGAAAACAACAAGTATGAATTAACAAAGAAAAGATTTTATTACGATCTAACGGTTCTTGGTATAGGAGCTGTTAAAACAGGGTTTAATACCTCTGAGGGTGTAACAGTAGATTATGTTGATCCTGCAGACTTAGTTTATTCTTATACAGAGTCACCGTATTTTGATGATATATATTATATAGGCGAGGTTAAAACAATACCAATAAACGAATTAGCAAAACAATTTCCACATCTTACGGAGTCTGATTTAGAAGAAATATCTAACAACAAAACTCCAGAGCAATCAAATTACTACAGTTCTTACGTAGAAAAAAATAAAATAGATCAAAATAAAGTTCAAGTTTTATATTTTAATTATAAAACCTATATGAACGAGGTTTACAAGGTAAAACAAACAGCTAGCGGTGCTGATAAGACAATACAAAAAGATGATAGTTTTAATCCTCCACAAGACAAAGAGGGTAATTACACAAGATTATCTAGACAAATAGAGGTTTTGTATGATGGCGCTTTAGTATTGGGAACTGAAAAGTTGCTTAGATGGGAGATGTCAAAAAACATGATGAGACCTAAAAGTGATATGTCTAAGGTTAAAATGAACTATTCTATAGTAGCGCCTAGAATGTACAAGGGTAAAATAGATTCATTAGTAAAGCGTATTACAGGTTTCGCTGACATGATACAACTTACACATTTAAAACTGCAGCAAGTAATGTCTCGTATGGTACCAGATGGTGTTTATTTAGACGCAGATGGTTTAGCTGAGGTTGATTTAGGCAACGGAACAAACTATAATCCACAAGAAGCTTTAAATATGTTTTTTCAAACAGGTAGTGTTATAGGTAGATCTATGACACAAGAAGGGGATATGAATCCTGGTAAAGTACCTATTCAAGAAATAACTAGTGGGGCTGGTGGTCAAAAAATACAAGCGTTAATAGCTAATTACAACTACTATTTACAAATGATACGTGATGTAACTGGTTTAAACGAGGCTAGAGATGGTAGTATGCCCGATAAAGACGCTTTGGTAGGTGTACAAAAACTAGCAGCCGCTAACAGTAACACAGCTACAAGACATATATTACAAGCTGGATTATTTTTAACAGCTGAATGTTCGGAATGTGTTTCTCTTAGAATATCAGATGTGTTAGAGTTTTCTCCAATGAGAAACACTTTTATACAGTCTATAGGATCTAATAATGTTGGTGTTTTAGATGACTTAACTAGTATGCACATGCATGACTTTGGGATATTTATAGAGTTGTCACCAGACGAAGAAGAAAAAGCTTTACTTGAAAACAATATACAACAAGCGTTAGCACAACAGTCTATAGAGCTAGAGGATGCTATTGATATTAGAGAAATTAAAAACCTAAAACTTGCTAACCAGCTTTTAAAACTACGTAGACAAAAGAAAATAGCAAGAGATCAAGCTATAGCAGAAAGAAATATGCAAATGCAAGCCCAGGCTAATATGCAAACACAACAAGCCGCAGCACAGTTAGAAGTACAAAAAGAATCTGCCAAGTCTCAAGCTGAAGCAGGTTTAGAACAAATAAAAGCGCAACTAGAAACTCAAAAGTTAATGCAAGAAGCTGAAATTAAAAAGCAGTTAATGGAACAAGAGTTTATGTATAATATGCAGTTGCGTCAAATGGACCAACAAACTGTTTCACAAAAAGATTCTATGAAAGAAGACCGTAAAGATCAAAGAGCTAAAATGCAAGCTTCTCAACAGTCTCAACTTATAGATCAAAGAAAAAACGATAGACCACCTAAAGATTTTGAATCTTCAGGTAATGATATAATAGGTGGTGGTTTTGATTTAGGAGCTTACGAACCTAGATAAACAATTTTTATTAATTATATAATATTTTATTATGGCAAAAAAAGAACAAGAACAAGTAACTGAAACACCAGTTGCTGAAGAACCAAAACTAGACAATAAAGTCGAAAAATTAAAAGTAAAGAAAAAACCAAAAATGAAACAACTTAATAAAAAAGACGAAGTTATTAAAGTTGATTTTAGTCAAAAACCAGAAGAAAATGAACCAAAACAAGAAGTTACAGACAATAACACTAACGACGAGGGAGTGGTTGCAAATGTTGAGGACACCGGGAGCACACAAGAACAAAAAGAAGTACAACCGGAAAAGCAAACACAAGAAACACCTATATTAGAAGATGTAAGTAACGAAGAGATAGTCGAGCAAAAAGCTGAAGAAATAGCTGTCGAGGCTGAAAAAGCAATAAAAGAATCTGTAGAAGAAGGAATAGAATTACCAGAAAGCGTTGAAAAACTTTTACAGTTTATGGAAGAAACTGGTGGTGATTTAAAAGATTATGTTAGATTAAACCAAGATTACTCTGAATATGACGACAATACTTTACTTAGAGAATACTACAAACAAACAAAACCTCATTTAAACTCTGAAGAAGTTGACTTTTTAATGGAAGACACTTTTTCTTATGACGAAGAAGTTGATGAGGAGAAAGATATTAAAAGAAAAAAATTAGCCCTAAAAGAGCAAGTTGCTCAAGCAAGGCAACACTTGGACAGTGCGAAGTCTAAATACTATGAAGATATTAAAGCTGGGTCAAAGTTGACCACTGAACAACAAAAAGCTGTTGATTTCTTTAATAGATACAA